GGTAAGCCGTTCAAGAAGCCGATGCAATTCGGCGACAATTTCCAGACAGAGCTAGAGGCACTTAACGGCGACATTGACCTCCTTGGCAACAACATCGATACGTTCGCTCGCGAGTCGTTTATCGACGGCATGCAAAAGGGCATGACAGCAGTGCTGGTCGACTTCCCGGAGGTTCCCCAGGGCGCGTCATTGGCCGACGAGCGGGATATGGGAGCGCGACCGTATTTCGTAATGCTGCCGCGCGAAAACATCATCGCGGCGACATCACGGATTATCGATGGCATCGAAGTGCTGGATCATCTGCGCATATTCGAAACGAGTATTGAACGCGACGGTTTCGCCGAGGTTGAGAGGGTATTTATCCGCGAGTACAACCTGGTCATGTTCGAAGGTGAGGCAGGAGGCGACGCGGAGCTTGGTGTTGAGTGGTCAAAGTGGGCGAGACCGAACGCTCGAAGCAAAAAGTGGGAGCGGGTCGAGGGACCTCAACGCCTCGGCACAATGAAATTCATCCCGTTAGCAGTATGGTATTTAGAGCGAGAGGACTTCATGGTTGCTAGGCCGCCACTCGAGGATCTCGCCCACATCAATATTACGCATTGGCAGTCGTCGTCGGATCAGCGGATGATCCTGACTGTCGCGCGCTTCCCGATACTCGCTGGCAAGGGTGTGTCGAATGACAGCGTCAATGCCGGACCCAAGTCCTTTCTCCGAAGTTCAGACCCGAATTCACTGTTCTACTACGTTGAGCACACCGGTGCGGCGATTAATGCTGGCAAGGTGGACCTCGACGATCTAAAGGCGGATATGGCGGCGATGGGCGCCGATATGTTGGTACGCAAGCCGGGCAACATGACCGCGACCGAGAAGTCGATCGACAGTGCTGATGAGGTCAGCGACCTGCAGGCGTTTTGCATGACGTTCGAGGGCATGCTCGAGCAGGCGTACACGTTCGCCGCTATGTGGCTGAATATGGATATCCCCGATCCCGAGGCAATGGTGCAGATCGACAAGCTGTTCGGACCTACCGATAAACAGCAGGCGAAGCTCGAGGCGCTGCTTAAGGCGCGTGAGAAGGGCGACGTAAGCCGGCGTCGGTTCCTCATAGAGATGGATCGGTTGGATGTATTCAGCGAGGACTTCGACCTCGAGACGGAGATCAAGGAGCAGGATAAAGAGCGCGAGGATGCGGCGGCATTGTTCGGCTCAGAATTCGCAAACGGTGACCCGGATCCTAAAGATGATCCCAACGACGACCCTACCGGCGATCCCCCACCTGACGACGATTGATGTTAACTATCGGGTCCATCCAGGATGGTCGAGAAAACTAACACGCCATGCCTACGATCAACGAAATTGTATTCGACCGAGGAGTTGCCCACCAGGTTGGCATCCTGCGGTTCTCCTCTGGTGTGCGTAATCGAATACTCGGATTGCTGCGCGAGGTCGAGGATGATTTGCGAGACCAGATTACGACTCGCCTCGCAAAGATCGAGGCACGGGGTGTCGATATCGGACCTGCTACGACGGCCCGCCTGCAGGCACTGCTCGGCCAGGTTCAGGAGATAAACAGCAACGGCTACGCAAAAATCAGCGATACGCTCATCGAGGAACTCAAGGCCGCTGGTTCCTTTGAGGTCGACTTCACTGCTCGAATGCTCGAGGCCTCTGTCCGATCCAATCTCGCGATTCTTTTACCGACAGCAACCCAAATTGGCACTATTGTCACGGCACAGCCGCTTCGTGGCCGCATACTCAGCGATGTGCTCGGCGACCTACCGAGGAACGCTACCCAACGCATTAATGAGGCGATACGCATTGGCCTCATCGAGGGTCAAAGTTCTGCGCAGATTACTCGATCGATATTCGGTACAGCAGCCCGTGGGTTTGACGACGGTGTACAGCGATTCACCCGACGCGGCCTTGCCATGGTCGTGAACACATCGATAAACCACGTCATGAGCCGGTCGCGTGAGGCCCTGTTCATGCAAAACCGAGACCTGATCGGAAGAGTCATGTGGGTATCGACCCTGGACACGCGGACCACACCAATCTGTCAGCACCGGGATAAGATGGTATTCGATGTTGGCAAGGGCCCACGACCGCCGGCGCATCCGAACTGCCGATCGACGACAGTGGCACTTCTTAACGGTCAAAAAGACCTGCTTGGCGAGCGCGCATCAGACGTTGGTGGCGTCCCGGCCGAAACGGACTACGAGGACTTCCTGCGTCGCATACAAGACGACCCGGCCGCGCTATCAATGGCCCTGAACGCCAAGCAGCGTGCGGCTCTCTTTCGCGACGGAGGATTGTCGCTGGACGACCTCATTAACGACACGACCGAGAACTTCTTCACACTCGAGCAGCTTCGGGAGAATCATGCACAGGCGTTCGTCAGGGCTGGCATAGATTAACCGTCCGAAGTACACTGGCGCGCATCGCGGTCAATTCTCAGGAGCAATACCATGGAGTTCAAATTCGCCGACAACAAGACTGTCGCATCCCTCGACAAGGTGCCGGAGCAATTCCGGGGCGCGTATGAAGAAGCAGGCGACGGTACATTCAAACTCAGCGACGGCGCTGCGTGGGCTGCTACGGCGATCGACAGTCTCAACGGATCCCTGTTTAACGCCCGCAACGAAAACAACCGCCTGGTAGAAACGAAAAACGAACTGACGACATCGATCAGCGCGTTCAAGGCGATCGGCGGCGACGCTGATGCGATAGCAGCAACGATAAAGGGCCTCGAGGAGGCCGCGACCAAAGGCGGGCAGAATAAGATCGATCTCGAAAATATCCGCAAAGAGGCGCAGGAAAACCTCGACAAAGTAAAGACCGAGGGCGCTGCGGAACTGGAAAAGGAGCGCGCTGCAGGACGCAGGACCCACGCGGAGTCGCAGATCAACGGCGCCCTGGTCGAGCATAAAGTCCGTTCGAATATGGCACCGTTTCTGCGCGACCACGTTGTGAAGAACGTCGACGTAGTGCTTGGTGACGACGGTACGTTTGTGGCCCGCGTAAAGGGGCCTGATGGCAACCACCGCAGCGACGGTGTAGGCGGGTTTATGACCGTACAGTCGCTGATCAAAGAGATGCGGGGACAGGAGGAGTTTGGCGCGTTCTTTGAGGGCGATGGTCAAAGCGGCAGCGGCACGCCGCCTGGCGGCGGAACCGGAAAACCGCCTGGTGATGGCGGCGGTCAGGGTCGTTCCGCAATGGACAAAATCGCCTCCGGACTCAAAAAGAGGGGCATTGCGCAGGGCGCATAGTTGCATAACGCGTGTGCCGCGCTGTATATTTCATCCCCGAGGGGCATCCCGGGCCGGCGAACGGTCTGTGATTAACCGCCACGTCCCTCGACTCACCCGGCCGGAGTGATTCCGGTGGCCTCCAGGCCGAGTATGCGGTAACTCGTTAATCAACCCGGAGGTTGCCAAAATGGCATCGATCACACTCGCAGAATCCGCTGTTCTCAGTAACGACGACCTCGTAGCAGGCGTCATCGAGAACGTAATCACCGTCAACAAGATGTTTGCTGTGCTGCCGTTCGACGGCATTGAAGGCAACTCGCTGGCTTACAACCGCGAACTGCTCGAAGAGCAGGACTTTGACGCCCTTGTTCGCTTTGGTGGTGTGGGTGCCGTAATCGGTGCCGAGGCAGCATCGGGCGGCGCAAACCCTCGTACCTCGAAGGACCCGGCGCTATTCGCTCGCGTAAGTTCTGACCTAACCACGATCCTCGGTGATGCCGAAGTCAATGGTTTGATTCAGGCCACTCGTTCGAATTTCACCGATCAGACTGCCGTGCAGATTGCATCTAAGGCGAAGGCCGCAGGTCGCAACTACATGAACACAATGATCAACGGCGACGGCACGAACGATACGTTCGTCGGCCTTCGAAACCTGGTTGACGCAGCACAGACCTTCGGGGCTACGCCAGGCGCGGCTGCATCTGGACAGCGTTATGGTCTTGCCGACCTTGACACCCTGATGGACCTGATCACCGACAAGGACGGACAGGTCGACTACTTCGGGATGAACGCGGTCGACATACGGTCCTATTTCACGATCCTGCGCAGCCTCGGTGGTGCCAGCATCGGTGACACGGTTACCTTGCCTGGCGGTGAGGAAGTACCTGGTTATCGCGGCGTGCCGATTTTCCGCAATGACTTTATCCCGACCAACCTCGGTGGTGGCATGGACGAGTCCGTCATCCTCGCCGGAACGATGGACGATGGATCGCGCCAGCACGGCATTGTCGGCCTCACAGCCGCAAATGCGTCTGGCATCCAGGTCGTCGAGGTAGGTGAGAGCGAAACGCGGGACGAGGCAATCACTCGTGTGAAATGGTACTGCGGCCTGGCCCTGTTCAGTTTGAAGGGTCTCGCCATGGCTACCGGATCGTCTACGCCGTAACTGGTTGTAGCCTTCTGGCTCCTTCGCGGTAGAATAGCGGGGCACGGTACAATGCCGTGCCCCCATTTCTGCTAGAAACTGAAGGAGTACAACGACATGCCGAAATACAAAGTTATCGGGAAGTGCCTCGGAATGACTGGCTACAGAGGCCAGTTCTATTTCCGTGACGGCATTTGCGTGATCTCAGACGCTGACGACGATGAGGCGGCAAATCACCGTCGTATTGCCGCACGTCTTCTGCCGCGAGACTACGCGGCTTACCCGGTTGAAATCGCTGACCAAATGCACGAAAAGTGGTTGGCGAAAGACAAGCGCAGGCGCGAGGGCCGCAGGAGGGCACATAATGGCAGCGACGACATTCCGACAGACGGGCCTCAAAGCGGGGTATCTCCGCCAGTACGAAACGACCTTCGATCGGCTTGGAACGACGTTGCCAAAGAGTCCGACGCGATCAACGGGAGCCCAACAGATGAAGGCCAGCCAGGGGGTGCGGAACCAACGACCTCCAACCCGACAGGCGAAAGCACCATTCGGGTCAAAGCTGTAGACAGCGCAGCACGAGGCCTTGACTGGAGAAACGACGCACACTGGACCGGTGGTGGTAAGCCTCGACTCGATCACATGAGCGCGGATGCCGGATTCAGCGTGACCTTTGAAGATGTTCAGAGCGTACTTCCAGGCTTTGATCGTCAAATGGCACAAGCACTCGCAGGAGAGTAATCATCATGCTTATGAAAACCGTATCGAAAATGGCAGCAGCATCAATGCCGACACGCTCGTCACCCAATAACGGCAAGGGCGCGACGCCAGCACGGTCCAGGTCGGACGCCATGGGACAGAAGTCTCAGGTCGCCGGCGTGTTCGCCGCTACGCACACAGGACCGTATCTCGGAAAGATGAGTGTTTGATGCAAGGCACCGATCGACAGCCTGGACCACCGTATAACGGTGGTGTCGAAGGGCGAGGTGCGCGCGTAATTGCCGCATCTCGCGGTCGATCGCTCGTTGACGGCGGAGAGCTTACCGGTAACAAAACACCATCTCCGCTTGGCGACGATCGTCAGATTGATGCGGACATTGCCAAATCAATCAAGGACCGTGCAAATTTACCGGAAGTTAGGCAGGACCAGAGGCCGCCGCATACCGGTGCGGTAATCGGCGATGTCAACAGTTGATCTATCCCCGAATGCTCCATCTTCACAGTTTGTAAAGTCTCTGTTCATTGAGAACCCGACGGCCAACGACCTATTCACTATATTCAAAACCCAGCGACAAATAACCATTCGTCGGCTGACGTATATTCTTGTCGGCAACGCTCCCACAGCGACTCTTGGCGTCCGGTTTGGTCCTGATCGTAGCTCCATAAGCACAGAAGCAAACGTTGGCGGCACAGCCGTTGCCAGCACAACGATAGGCGACGAAGTATTGGCTTTCGATGATGCTGTTATTCCTGCTGGATCATGGATCGCCCTGGAAGTAATCGCTATCAGCGCGCCGCCAAATAATCCCGATGAGGCCCATGTAACACTGGAGTTCTCGTGAGACACGAAAGGAAATCCAATAGTGAGAAAAGCAAGGAGACGCTCGACAGCGCAGTAACGTACATAAGGAATGAACGCAAACGGCAAGGGGATAGGAGAACGAAAATACCGCGCCGCGAGATTGAACGGGCCGTCATGGACAAAACTGGATTTACAAAAAGAGAGATAGACGAAGCAATAGCGAAAATTTACGACGAAATGGCTGCTTTGGGTTTGGTGAAATCACGTGATTGACGATACCCAATTCGACCAAATAATGGCCATTCTTGAGGCATCGGACTTGCTGCCGATCGTCGAATATGACAGGAACGGGATACCTCTTCCGTTTGTCATAGTGGGTTCTGAATGATGCCTACAGTAAGTATCGCTATCGAGGAGGCGCTCGACAACTACGCAACGTGGTCGCATGTTTTTCAGAATGCCAACACCCAATGGCTTTTCTTCGATA